CAAAAGCTGTTATTGATGGTCTTACTCATCGGGTTGGTCGCTATCCTACACAGCGGGATGGTGGACCAACTTGGCATGGAGTTTGGATGGATACTAACCCAATGGATGACGACCATTGGTGGTTCCGCCTAAGCGAGAAAGAACCGATCACAGGTAAATATGGATGGGGCTTTTTTAAACAACCAGGTGGAGTCGTAGAAGTATCTCCTGAAGATTTACCTGAGAATCCTGAAGCCAACGATCATATCTTTGCGGGTGGTCGTTGGTGGACGATTAATCCTAAAGCAGAAAACGTCAATAACTTACCCAATGGTTATTACAATCAGATGTTAGGTGGTAAGAACTTAGATTGGATCCGTTGTTACGCTGAAGGTAAATACACATACGTACAAGAAGGTCGACCTGTGTGGAATGAATACGATGATAATTTAATGAGTTCATCTGAAATCGAATATGATCCTAACCTCCCTATACACATTGGATTAGACTTTGGTTTGACACCAGCAGCAGCAATTGGGCAGAGATTAGCTAATGGTCGATGGGTGATCTTACATGAGATTGTCACGGAAGATATGGGACTAGAGCGATTTGGTCAGCAACTGTTAGCTGAGCTTAATGCACGTTACCCTAAAGCACAACTATTGGTATGGGGTGACCCAGCCGGTATGCAACGTGATGCGATCTATGAAGTCACTGCATTTGATTATTTAAGAACCTTAGGGTTACGTGCGCAACCGACGGCATCTAACAACTTCCAAGTTCGACGTGAAGCAGCAGCCGCTCCAATGCAACGATTGATTGCGGGTAAGCCAGGATTAATTGTGCATACATCGTGTAAGCGTTTACGTAAATCATTAGCCGGTGGTTATCATTTTAAACGAGTGGCTGTTGGTGCTGGACAAGAACGATTTAAAGATAGTCCTAATAAAAACGAACACTCACACATTGGTGATGCGTTTGGTTACTTACTACTGGGTGGGGGTGAACATAAGCGCATGACCAAGTCAGCCTTAACACAAAACACTTTGATTTCACAAACAGTCGTCAATACTGATTTCGATGTTTTTAATCAACATTGATCAGATACTACAAGCATTACCGAACTTAGACAATGGATATTATTTACCATTTCATTCGGATCATGTGGCTAACTTTAAAGGAATTATTGAATATGAATCTCAATCAATTACGATTGAAGATCGAATCCACATGTTGGAATACCAGTCTCAACTTGGTCCTAGTATTACTGCGTTTGTTAATAATACTCCTGTCGCTGTGTTTGGTGCTGTGTTTCTCTGGAAAGGCGTTGCTGAAGCGTGGTCGCTATTCAGTGAGGAATCCAGAAGATACCCAATAGCTATGACAAAAGGTGCAAATGCATTTTTTGATAGCTGTCAGATATTATTTAATTTACATCGTATTCAAATTACCGTAAAATGTTCTGATAAACGAGCTGTATCGTGGGCAAAGCATTTAAGGTTTGTTGAAGAAGGAACCATGATTGCTTACAGTGCAGATAAAGATAATACATTTATGATGAGGAGATCCTAATGGGTGGTTTATTTGGTGGCAAGCCTAAGATGCCAAAGGTGGATACATCTGCACAAGACAAGATGATTCAACAAACACAGCAACAAATCGAAATGCAACAGAAAGAAACAGAGCGTTTACGAACACAAGCTGAAGAAGAAAGACGGACTGTGGAAGAACAATTAGCGGCAAAGCAAGCAGCTCGACGTCGTGGTGGTAAACGATCACTCTTATCTGAAGCACGTTTTATGCCAGAACTTGGCGTAACCGACGAAGACCAAACTCTCGGAGGCTAACATGGCTAAGTCCTTATCATATCAAGAAGCTGTTGCCAAAGGTTTAGTATATCCTGGTGCTGAACAAGAGGCTTTAAAAATCACAGGCGGTGGTAAAGGATTTGCTGATACAGAATCTTATAAGAAAGCATTTGAAACATCTTATCAAGCTAAAAAATCTGAAATATCAAATTATCAAACTCAAATTGATCAAGCACAAAGAGATCGTGATATAGCTCAACAAGCTAGACGAACATATCAAGATCTTGCATTTCGTATTCCATTTAGAGCGGCGGCGGGTAAAAAAGTTGGTGGAATGATTGCAAGTAGGGATGCAGCAGCAAAACAATATAGTGACATTGTGAATAAATATGGTATCTCTGCTAAAATTATTTCATACGACGATAATCGATTTGCATCTGCTTTTAATGATCAAGTCAATAGAATATTAGAGCAACGTAAGAGTGCTTCACAAACCATGGAACAAGCCATGGCTAAATATCAAGCAGCAACTAAAGAAGCAGTCACAGCACAAACAAGAGAAACAGGCGCGGCAGCAGCAGCACGTAGAAGATTAACACGAGGTACAGCTGGATTACTAGCTAAGGCTGGTGGTGCGGGCGGTATGGTAGGAACAGGGTTACCTGAACTTGGCACAGGAGTCAGTGGCGGTTTGGGTCTTGAAGGACAACTAGGAAGAAAGATGACATTATGAAACCAGAATTTAAAGACAATGGCGAACCGACAAGTAAGTACATGAAGTATTTATATGAGAATGATTTTGCAAAGTTTGAAGAATTACAAGCAGAACATTTTACGACTAAAGCAAAGATGAAAGAAAATCCTTTACGTGATTACGTTAAAAAGAAAATGAAGAAAAAGGATTAATCATGGATAAGATGAAACAAAAGGTTCGTAAGGTAATGAAAGAATATAAAGAAGGTACATTAAAATCAGGATCAGGATCTAAAGTTAAATCACGTAAACAGGCTGTGGCTATAGCCATGTCTGAATCTGGTCAAAAGAAAAAAGGATACTAATGGAAAAGAAAGGTTTATACCATAACATCAACGAGCGTAAGAAAAAAGGTATTAGTCGCTCTAAAAAAGATTCAACTATATCTGACAAAGCATATAAACACATGCTTGCTGGATTTAAAAAGAAAAAATAGATGGAAAAATATAGAGACGCATACTCGACGCGAGACATTGAACAAGTCAGACTCATTGAAGGTCATGGTTTTTCAACAGGATATGTGCGTACATTTGCTAATCCATTACCGGCTGGACAAAGCATTGATATAGCCATTGCGTTTCCATCAGGTTTAAATCCTGTATTTACGATATCAGGATTATGTAATGGTAATGCCATAGGTTATTTGTATGAGAATGCTGTAATGACCGGTGGCACATCATTGCCAATTATTAATCGTAATCGTGCAAGTACGATTGCAAGTCAAGGTGTGGCTTTAGTCGGACCAACAGTATCCTCATTAGGAACACTTGTATTACAAGAAATACTTACAGGGGGTGTAGGTAAAAAAGGGGGTGGTGGAGAAGTTGGCGGTAATAATATTGTACTCAAAGGATTAACTCCATACCTATTTAGATTAACTAACGCAGATACGAATAACAATCCTCATGCTGCTGAAATTATATTAACTTGGACTGAATAATGGTTGCTAAAAAATATCAGAACCCAGAAGGTGGACTCAATGAAGCTGGACGTAAATACTTTAAAAGAACTGAAGGATCTAATCTTAAAGCACCACAGAAATCTGGCACTGACGGTCGTCGTGTCAGCTTTGCTGCACGGTTTGGTGGGATGGATGGTCCTCTAAAAGATGAAAAAGGGAGACCAACTCGATTAAAGCTTGCTTTGAAGAAGTGGGGTTTTAGTGATAAAGCAGAAGCGAGAGCATTTGCTAATAAACATAAAAAGGCATAACTATGGCAGAGATGACAAAACTTTCACCAGCTGAAGAACAAAAGTTTCAACAATGGATTAGAAACACAGATTGGTATAAAGAATTTGTTAAAGATTATAAAGAAGAACCAGATCTTAATACCAAAGACTACGATTATAGAAAAGCTTGGAAATCTGGAATTGTTCCACAGCGTGATCCTTATGACAACAATAGATTTCATTGGGATTCTACTACACCTAGTGGAGAAATGTTGAAATCAGAAGACCATCCTACTGCATGGAAACAATACTTTTTAGAAGAAACTGGAAAGAATCCAGACGAGATAGGAATTAAATCAAAAGAACAAGCAGAGAAAGTATTAAAAAAACGTTTAGATAAAAGACCTCTTTTAAAAGATTCAAAAATGGAGAATGAATAATGGTAGACATGATGAGATTAAAACCAGAAGACGTATTAAAGCGACATGAGAAAGCTTTAATTAAAAAAGAGGATTTCAGAAACTTATATGAAGAAGCGTATGAGTTTGCTCTACCTCAGCGTAATTTATATGACGGTCATTATGATGGTAAAGTTGGTGGTACGAAGAAAATGAATCGTGTATTCGATTCGACTGCGATTAACTCTACACAACGTTTTGCTAACCGTATGCAATCAGGTATATTTCCTCCACAGCGTAAGTGGTGCCGATTAGAACCAGGACCAGACATTCCTCAAGATCGTAAAGCAGAAGCACAAGGAGCATTAGATGTATACAGTGATCGTTTATTTGCAACATTAAAACAATCTAACTTTGACATTGCTATTGGTGAATTCTTACTTGACTTGTCTGTGGGTACAGCAGTCATGATGGTGCAACCGGGTGATGACATTAATCCTATTAACTTTATCTCTGTACCACAATACCTTGTGTCTTTTGAAGAAGGTGCCGATGGACAGATTGATAATGTGTATAGACGCATGCGTATGAAAGGTGAATCGATACAGCGTCAATGGGCAGATGCAAAGATTCCATCTGACTTACAAAAGAAGATTGATGACAAACCAACAGATGATGTGGAGTTAATTGAAGCGACTATTTTTGATCAAAAGCGTGGTGACTATTGTTATCATGTGATTCATAAAGAATCAAAAGAAGAAGTGGTATATAGACGCATGAATTACAGTCCATGGATTGTATCACGCTATGCAAAAGTAGCGGGTGAGATCTATGGTCGTGGTCCATTGATTACTGCATTACCTGACATCAAAACATTAAACAAGACATTAGAACTTGTATTAAAGAATGCATCACTCTCTATCTCTGGCGTGTATACAGCAGCAGATGATGGTGTGTTAAATCCAAATACAGTCAAGATTATGCCAGGTGCAATTATTCCTGTAGCACGTAACGGTGGTCCACAAGGTGAATCATTGAGACCATTGCCACGTGCCGGTGACTTTAACGTATCACAAATTGTGATGAATGATTTGCGTCAAAACATCAAACGTATCTTATTGGATGAATCATTACCACCAGATAACATGTCAGCTCGATCAGCAACAGAAGTTGTAGAAAGAATGAAAGAGTTGTCACAGAATTTAGGTTCAGCATTTGGTCGACTTATTAATGAAACCATGATTCCTTTAGTATCTAAAATACTGCAAGTAATGGATGAACGTGGTATGATTACATTACCACTTAAGGTTAATGGTTTAGAAATTAAGATTGCACCTGTTGCTCCGTTAGCTATGGCGCAAAACATGGATGACGTGCAGAACATTTTGCAATATGCACAGATTGCACAGCAAGCGGGACCGGCTGCACAAACAACCATTAAAGTTGAAGAAATGATGGATTACATTGCTGAGAAACTAGGAGTGCCACAATCAATACGACCAACACCAGAAGAGCGTATGATGATGAAACAACAAATGGCACAAGCTGCACAACAAGTTGCCGCTGAACAGCAAATGGCTCCACCAGAAATGCAAGGATAATTATGGCTGGATGGGAAGATTTAGAACAAGCTTTACCGCTTGATATACGTGATGTCAAACAAAAAAGAGATGATGTAGATCGTCTCTGTCTTAGAGTCCTTGGGGGTGAGGACGGGGAACAGTTAATGAAATGGCTGCGTGATGCAGTCGTTGAGCAACCTGTTGCCTTGCCAGGTAGCGATCCAAGCTACGCCTATTACCGTGAAGGACAAAACAGCATAGTAAAGGATTTAGAAGCAAGGTTAATTAGAGCAAGGAAATTGTAATGAGCGAAGAAGCACTCGAGCCTAGTGTGGAACAAGAAAGCACTGGCTTACTCGATGGAGCTACTCCTGAAATCGAAGAAGCCAATGCTGACGAAAATCCACAAAAAGTAGAAATAGATCATCGTGATCAAGAAGAATTAAAAGCCAAAGAAGAGTTTGGTTTAGAAGAAGATGATGATGAACCTTTAGTTAGACCAGATTGGTTTCCTAAAAACTTTTGGAATGAAGAATCCGCTGAGCCAGATTTAGAAGGTATGGCTAAGTCCTGGATGGATTTACGCAAACAAATCTCCCAAGGTAAACATAAAGCACCAGAAGATGGAAATTATGATACCTCTGCATTTGGGGACATACCTGATAATGATCCAATTCGTACACATGTTATGGATTGGGCAAAGCAATATCAAGTTAGCCAAGCTGCATTAGACGATCTCGTAGGTCAGGTTGTTGAAATGAATATGCAAAGTGCTGACAACTATAAGATGAACATTGAACAAGAAAAGAAAATGTTAGGTCCTAATGCCGATTCACGTATTCAAGGCATGGTTAAATGGGGTGCTAATCTTGTTCAAAAAGGTATCTGGGGTAAAGATGACTTTGAAGAGTTTAAGGTAATGGGCGGCACCGCTAAAGGTATTGCTGCATTAGAAAAACTCAGAGCATCTTATGAAGGTCGTATCCCAACTGAAAGTGTTGCTGTTGAAGGTGCGCCATCTAAAGATGAGTTATATCAAATGGTCGCTGATCCTAAATACAAAACAGACCCATCCTACCGAGCTAAAGTCGAAAAACTATTTTCACAAAACTTTAGTTAAACACTTGACAATATGCCTTGTCTCCGAATATAATCGGGGATAAGGCTTATTGTATCTATTCTTGATGCAACCCTTAATGCAAGTAACCTTGTCGACTGGCTATCGTAAATAGCAAGTTCTAGCCCAGTTTCACTGGCATACTAAAACGATTAATACACAATTTTATTAATTATTTAAGGAGTCAATAATGGCTATTGGATTATCTAATGCTTTTGTTACCCTATTTGATGCCGAAGTAAAACAGGCTTACCAAGCTAAAGCACAATTAGTTGCTGCTGTAAGACAAAGAAAAGGCGTTGAGGGTGCAACAGCAAAATTCCCTAAAGTGGGTAAAGGTGTAGCTACACTACGTGTACCACAAACAGACGTAACACCATTGAATGTGGATTTCTCACAAGTAACAGCTACATTAGAAGATTGGAATGCAGCAGAATATTCTGACATCTTCATGCAACAAAAAGTTAACTTTGATGAAAGACAAGAATTAGTACAAGTAGTTGCTAATGCGATCGGTCGTCGTCAAGACCAACTTATTATTGATGCATTAACAGCATCATCAACAGCAAACACTGTGTCAAACGACATTGGTGGTACAGATACAAACCTTAACTTAGACAAACTTCTTGCAGCTAAGAAATTGTTAGACAAAGGTAACGTTCCTCCACAAGATCGTCACATGGTGATTCATGCTAATTCTTTAGCATCAATCTTAGCAGAACAAAAACTTACATCTTCTGATTATGCTTCAGTTAAAGCTTTAGTATCTGGTGAAATCAATACATTCTTAGGTTTCACATTCCACGTACTAGGCGACAGAACTG